TGAGTTCACCCCCCACCTCTACATTTGCGGTGGTGACGAAACCAGTGGTCGCATTCGTGAACTGAAGTGTGTTCGACGTGACGTTCCCATTTTCGGCAATTTGGTGGAGGTTCGATGTGATACCGGTGACATTACTCACGTCCCCGTATAGGTACCCCGCGGTCATATCCCCAGTAACGGTCAAGTCGTTGCCTACCGAAACGTTCCCCGTCGTGACAAGGCCGGTGGTTGCATTTGTCAAGCGCATCGTATTTGATGAGATGTTTGATGTACTTAAAATATCCTCGAGACCGTACGATGCTACGATCGACACCTGTCCTAGGGTGAGTGCGCTCATTGATGCGTTTCCAGCAATCACTAGAACATTAGACCCATCATCATCGACATATAGGTTTGACCCAACACTCAAATCGTGTCCGGGATCAGCGTTTGAAATACCAACGTTACTGTCTGTAAAGTAAATTTCACCATCCGCTTTCTCAACCCAAATGCCTCCCGAACCCGAGGGAAGATTAGTTATCAGACTTCCATTACCCTTCAAATAGGTTGCGTTCACATTCCCGGTAACCACGAGAACGTCTAACCCATCATCATCGACGTACAGGTTTGAGCCAACACTCAGATTATGTCCAGGGTCGGCATTTGAAATACCAACATTGCTGTTTATAAAATAAATCTCATTCGCTGCGTTGGTACTCCATACACCACCTGAACCTGAGAGACCTGTTAGACGACTTCCATCACCTACGAAATAATCAGCCTTAACGTTCCCCGTGACCACAAGGACGTTCGACCCATCATCATCAACGTACAAGTTCGACCCGACACTTAAATTGTGTCCAGGGTCGGCATTTGAAATACCGACATTACTATTTGTAAAATAAATTTCACCATCCGCTTTCTCAACCCAAATTCCACCTGAACCTGAGGGGAGGTTCGTTAAACGACTTCCATTACCCACAAAATAATCTGCATGGACATTTGTCGTAACGATCAAATCATTGGAAACTTTAACTTTCCCTGAGAATGATTGAACGTTAATATCCGACATTCTATACGTTTAGCTTAGATAAAATTGAACTAATAGATTGCTCAAGTATCGAGATTCTACTTTCGGCATTCGCTAATTTTAATCGAGTAATTTCATTTTCAGTCTTTTCGGCTTGGAGTTGGCGATCCACCTCTTGGAGGGCTGCTGTAGCTACAGTAAATATGTAATCCTTGTTGAGGTGATGGAAGTCTGGAACCTTCTGCCCCCAAACAAAGAGCTTCGACCCCCATTCAGACATATCTTCCTCGACCCGAACCGTGTGTTCGTCGACAACCTCCGTGATGGTTAGTTCTTCCCGTTTGTCTTCCGCCAGGTATGCGATGAGTTTACAGTTCGTCCCCTCCAATTTCGAGGTGTTGAAGTTCGTGAAAGTCACAGTGTTCGAGCTGATAGTAGCGGTCTCGTATATGTTAGGTATATCACCATCGGCCACAGAGACTGCTCTCGGGAGAACCTCTTTCACTTCTTGTGCGATGAAACCAATAACACTCAAAGTACCCTTACTCACCTTGTCCACATATTCATAGTACTTCGGTTTCAGTAGTCGTATCTGGTCTAAGGCTGTAGTATCATGGATATCAACGATGTTACTCTTGATCCGTCGGTCACTCAAGACGACAATCCCAGCTGCTCGTATGGTGTTTTCAACATAAAGACTAAAGTTTAAGAAAGGACTATCCCCTTGAATATTTCCACCGTTCGTAAAGTAATCGTTTTGAGCATGTGGGTAATCCTGTGAATGTTCAGTTCCATAAATCCTACAACCATTTGAAAATGAACCCTGCTGCGAAACATACAAGTATCCACAACTTATCGAACCAGATGATGCAGTTGTAATGCTCCCACCAAAGGTGGCGTTGTTGTTGGTACAGTTGATCTCAAGTGGCCACATACTGTTCGCAGTCGTCGCCCAAGTATCACTATTAGCAGCCCCCGACAGGAAATACATAATGTTACTATTTTGGTGAATCATACCAGTACGTGAATCGCTATCACGAAGGTACAAAGTTGGGTGGCCCCCAGTAATGACCATTTTGTTCCCATTACACGTTATTATACCAGATGAGGTAATAGTCGTCGCACTCACTGTTCCACCACTCTGATTCGTCGCCGTTGTCGCCGTACCAGTAGTGTTTTGGTTTAAGGTTGGGATTTGGTTAGCCGAGAGGGTTGTGGACAATTGTTGAGGGTGAACCATACCAGTGCCTTCTGTCCCGTCAAGAGTTGGCGTGAAAGCCAATCCAGTCAAGTGTATGGTCCCTGCCCGGTTGGTGATGCGTATCGATGAGAATGAATCAAGTCCAGATCCAATAAAGGTGATTGTGCTTCCATCATGATCACCACTATGATTGGTATTTTCAACGGCTTGAAGAGTGTTAATCCTTTTCAAGAACACGAGAGCACCGTCACTCCGAACACCATAAATATCCGCGTATCCACTAGAACTCCACTGTAGATGTGAAATGTACGCAGACTTCATACCAGTTGGAATGTTCCATTGTCGATGTCCAGTGGTGGTGTTATGCGCATAATTGTTGTATGTATTGTTAAACTTGGGTACCCCCCAAGTGTAGGCGTTAGTACCATCGTGCCATGTCCCTGATGTTACATTAGGAGCAGTTACATCAAGTTCGGTGAATGTGATACCACCAGAAGTCCCAGTCGTATTTTGGTTACCAGCTGTGTTAACACCTGGAAGGTCTATAGCTGCACTCCCGTCAAAGGAAACACCGCCAATGTGTCGTGCTGTCGACAGCGTGGCAGCCGAACCAGCCGTGGTAGCCGACCCAGCCGAACCAGCCGTGGTAGCCGACCCAGCCGACCCAGCAGTTGTCGCCGTGGAGGCGTTTCCACTAAGTGCCCCACTAAAAGTGGCCGCCGTAACAGTTCCATTAGATCTTATAGTCATTATATTTGTGAGGTCGAAGGAGGCATCTGTCAGTGCTATATCAAGACGAGAACGACTTGCTGCTGTTCCATCGTTACTATCTTCCCATCTCGAAAGTCGGAAAGCAGCTCCAGCAGCATATGCTTGACCACTTGTACCCTGACGTGTCAATATCATAACAGATTTTGGATCATTGAGATTGCTATTCGATGTTACGGTTGTATTGTAATTGACCTGTAAAGGTATATCACTAAAATCAAATGAATCGTCATGTGAGGGTTCTGTGTTTATCGTAAGTTTAGAACTCGGACTCGTCGTCCCGATACCGACGTTACCATTGGCGTCGATTACCATTTTATCAGTGAGACCACCAGCGGCACCAACACTGGGTGATTTCGTAGCAAACACGAGACCACCTGGATAACCGCTAGTTCCACCCGCGTTTAATTTAACGGCTCCACGAATACTACCTACATCCCAATTGCTAGTTATATTAGTAGTCGAAAACTTAAGTGTGGCCGTGTCGTATAGACCTGTTGCGGTAAACCCTTTAAAAAGTTCAAGAGTCGCAGTGGGACTCGTCGTCCCGATACCGACCTTATCCCCAGTGGTGGACAAGTAGACTACATCAGTCCCATTGACCCAAGAGCCACTGTCGGAGTTGATACCGGTCATGGCGGACCCATCCCCCTCGAAGGATCCAGCCGTGATACGACCAGCGGTAACATTCATCTCAATATCTGAGCCAACCCTAAAGTTGGTGTGTACATAGGCATTTGACTCCACGTGGAGCCCAGCGGCGGGGGTGTTGGTGATGAGACCAACCCTGTTGTTTATAGTGTCTACGAAGAGGTGCGAGGAGCCCACCAATAAATTACTGGTAATATTAACCTTCCCTGAGAATGTTTGAACGTTAATGTCACTGCTCATCTATAGTAGTTTAAGAAATAAGTGATGCTAGGGTTGACTCAAGGAGACTCAGTCGCACTTCCAATTGTTGGGTTTTTTCCTTCTCCGCTTGGAGTTGTCTATCCACCTCTTGAACAGCTTGAACTAAAAGATTGTTAATACCTTGGTATTCCATACCATAAGGTTCCACACCTCTTTTTACACCGTGTTCGAGTTCATCTTCAGGATCACCTGGAACGGTTACGAGGAAAGACAATTCAGGTATCTCTAAAACGGATTGTGCGATGAAACCTAACTCTTTTCTGTGAGATATGCCTGTGAGGTCACCGTTGTAATCAGGTGCTAACATTTCACCCGTTTTATCATATTTGAGAAGTTTAAGCTTCTTGATAGTTCCTAAAGCATCTACGACTTCTTCTTCATTATGTTTAAGACGGTCATCACTCGTTGAATTAAGTGCATTAGTAGTCCAAATAGTTTTCCATCGGCGAAGCGTGTTACCTAAGTCTATTTGATTATTTGCGTAAGTTCCATAGCGATCAGTTGGCCAGATTGCGTCACCAGTAAAGTGCAACCCCACACCACCAAACCCATAATCACGCCTAATAGTTCCATTATGATCCAGAAACATGCCATGGTTGGCGTCGCTAGCTGAAGCTTGTATTGTTCCTCGAACTTCTAGCTTGTTATCCGGATCAGTCACTCCGATACCGACATTACCACTAGAATCTATTGTCATACCATATGAGTTATTCGCTTCACGTCTAATTCTGAACGATCCATCTGTTACACATGCAGTTTCCCACCATATACCACTCTGAATCCCACCCGCTCGTCCGTAACGAATATATGCATCCTGTCCTGTACTTGAAGGTGTGATATGGGGTGCTTGTATCATAACCATATTCATCGTCATATACTTCGTACCCGCCGTTTCTGAAGCAGTGGTTAGTCCATCACCCCATAAAGATGTGGGTCGCACATAAAAATTTTGCCAACCCGATGCGGCACCACTATCGTATACGTGTAGTTTCGCACTTGGACTTATCGTCCCGATACCGACGTTGCCGTCTTTGTCTATTCGCATTCTCTCTGTCCCGTAATCTGTATCACTTGAACCTGTCCCCCCTCTCGTCTTAAAGGCTATTGCCCCCCCACTATCGTTCGTGGTTGAAAATAAACTCATAGTGCGATCTGCTGTGCTGAAGTGGATTCCCTGGCGATAACTATCGTCATAGTTCATGATAAATCGACCAGTACCCCAATTCTTCCCGATGTCACCAGTTACCCCGACGTTGCCGGTGGTTGTGAGAGTACTCACAGAGAAAGCTTGGGTCGTAGAACCAGCTAGTGCCGCATATGCTGAAAGTGATGGAATACGGTCAACGTGGAATGTACCTGAGGTGATCTTACCAGCGGCTAATTCTGGTACATCACTGGTTTGAATTCCTGTGAACCCTGTTGTAGCCTCGATGGTACCAGTCACTTTGAGTGTATTCGTGGCAGAAGCTGCACCTCCGATGCCGATATTACCAGCTGTGTAACTCAAAGCGTCTGGGGAGGTATGAATATTCCAAGGGGTACTCACGAAATCTGAGCCTTGGTATTTCAAAGCTCCAGTAAAGTTAATGTCACCATCAACATCGAGTTTGTATAGGGGTGGGTTCACCCCAATCCCCACTTTATCCCCAGTGGTGGCCAAGTGGACTACATCGGTCCCATTGACCCAAGAGCCACTGTCGGAGTTGATACCTGTTATGTTGGTACCGTCACCATGGAAGGCACCAGCCGTAATACGCCCTGTGGTATCATTCATGACGATCCCAGACCCAACCCTAAAGTTGGTGTGTACGTAAGTATTTCCATTGACATGGAGATTCGCTTGGGGATCGTTGGTGTTTAGACCCACTTGGTTATTTAGAGTGTCGACAAAGAGGTGACCAGACCCAACTTTCAGATTGTTGCTGATATTAACCTTCCCTGAGAATGTTTGAACGTTAATATCACCACTCATCTACAATTACCTTACAATTTTTCTAATGCTTCTACGCGCTGAATGAGGGCCCCGTGGGACATCTCCAAGAGTTCCACCTTCTGTCGAAGTTCGTAGGTCTTGATCTTTTCGGCTTGGAGTTGTCGATCCACCTCTTGGAGGGCTGCTGTTGCCACCGTGAAAATGGCAGATTTTTGGAGATGATGGAAGTCCTGAACCTTCTGTCCCCATATGAATATTTCACCTGTAAAAGTGTATTCTTCCATTTTAGAAGTTTTAAAAGTTTCTACTAGTTTTTCAAGATCTTCCTCTATTTCGAGCTGTGTAGAATTTATGATCGACTTTATCTTCAAAGTTTGTCTCTGGTCATCTTGGTCAATGTATATGATACTATCTGTTTGATTCAAAGTACTCGTGTCAAAATCTTTAATTGTAATAGAATTTGCTTGAATGTCAATAGTCGCATGTTTATATATATTCGGTAGGTCCCCTTCACCCACATCAACAGCTTCTGGTATCAGCTCTTTTATTTCCTGTGCGATGAATCCATAAACGTGTTTAGTTCCCTTTTCCAATGTGTCTACATATCCATATGTTTTAGGTTGTATTTTACGAAGTAATTCTAATGCAGAACCGTCATCTACATCTACGATATCCGTTTTAATGCGACGATCACTTGTCACTTGCATTTCGGAACATCTCATCATCTGTAGTGCGTACACACTTATTGCTCGAGTAGTAGTGTAGCTAGCATTACCCCCAGAAACGTTATAATATCTAGCAGTCATTGTCTCACTAACACTCCCAGAAGCATACATTCGACCATACACCTGGCAGTTGTTGGAATTGTCCATACGAAGGGACCAACCACGTCCCGAGTTCAGAAATCCTATTTCGTTTGAGGTTGTACAATGAATATACCCACGTACATTGTTATCTGCGATACAAAATGCTAAACCACCGTTACCACTACCGGTTCTCATGTACATATCGGCCCTATCTTTGGGATAAATGTGCCAACCGCTCCCAACTGACGTACCTTGCCAATAAATCCCGGTATCACCCTTCATTCGAATATAATACTGACAATACACGTCACCTACATCAACATAACCTCGAACAGTCGTGTTTCTACCGAGTTGTATCGACCCACCCGAGTACCAGTTTAAATAACAGTTTCCATTAGCAGCACTATCAATATGTAAATTACCACTTGAGGTTCGTATACGAGAGATATCATTGCTATTTGTATATGCCCAGCCCCCTAGATATAAAAAGGTGTTGTAACTAGAGTTCTTAAATACTAACCCTTGTGTGTCAGTCGCAGACCAAGTATATGTAACACCCGCACCCACTGTGTCATCTGCATCACTACGTAAGAAGCTACTGGCGTGAAGACTATCGACGGTGTCGGCGTCCCCAGCCGTTGCAGCAGATCCAGTTGTATTTTGGTTTAAGGTTGGGATTTGGGACGCTGAGAGGGTTGTGGCCAATTGTTGAGGGTGCACCATACCAGTGCCTTCTGTCCCGTCAAGAGTTGGCGTGAAAGCCAAACCAGTCAAGTGAAGTCTCCCCGCTTTCAAGGTGATGCGTATCGACGAGAATGAATCAAGACCAGATCCAATGAATGATATTGTGCTCCCATCATGATCACCACCATGATTGTCATTTTCGACACTTTGAAGAGTGTTAACTCTTCTCAAGAACACGAGAGCACCGTCACTCCGAACGCCATGAACATCCACATACCCACAATTACTCCACGGTAGGTGGGACATGTAGGCAGATTTCATACCAGTTGGAATGTTCCATTGTCGATACACTGCAGTACCAGCGGGAGTATTATAATCTGCGTACGCATACTTGTTGTATGTCGTGTCAAATTTGGGGGGGCCCCAATTGTCGCTGCTAGCACTCACTGACCATACCGATCCACTATCAATGGAAGCCCCTGATGTTGCATCAGGGGCAGTTACATCAAGTTCGGTGAATGTGATACCACCAGAAGTCCCAGTCGTATTTTGGTTACCAGCTGTGTTAACACCTGGAAGGTCTATAGCTGCACTCCCGTTAAAGGAAACACCGCCAATGTATTGTGCTGTCGTCAATGTGGCAGCCGACCCAGTCGTGTTTTGGTTTAGGGTTGGAAAACTATTAAGACTTGCAGCACTCCCAGTGAACGTGGTCGCCTCAACAGTACCGGTCACTTTGAGTTTATTCGTGGCAGAAGCCGCACCCCCGATGCCGACGTTACCGGTTTCGTCGATAGTCATTCGTGTTGTACCATTCGTTGTGATACGTAGAGAGTGATTCGTACTCGTACCAAACCAGGGGTTATTTGAATCGCATCCACCATACACAGTTCTTGTGCCATCTGTGTATCTGAATAGTTCACCCGAAGAACCTTGAACATGAAGTCTCGTAGTCGGACTCACCGTCCCAATCCCCACTGAATCCCCAGTGGTGGCCAAGTGAACGTTGGAGCTGGTCCCATTGACCCACGATCCACTATCGGAGTTGACAGAGGTTATACCCGACCCATCCCCCACGAAGGATCCAGCTGTGATTAGGCCACTGGTCTCATTCATCACAATCGATGGTCCAACCCTAAAGTTGGTGTGTACATATGCATTTGAGTTCACATGGAGCCCTGCAGTGGGAGTGTTAGTGACAAGACCAACCCTATTGTTTATGGTGTCTACGAAGAGGTGTGAGGAGCCCACCAATAAATTACTTGTAATATTAACCTTCCCTGAGAATGTTTGAACGTTAATGTCACTGCTCATCTATCATTAGTTTATACTTTTTCTAATGCGTCAATACGCTTATAAAGTGATACAATTATATTTTCTAACATACTGATTCTAGAATTCAGTGTGTTATATTTCACATTTGTTACAATTTCACTTCTTATATCTAGTATCTCTTTATCAATTTCTTTTATTGCATAAATAGGTAACACATCTCTATATTCACTTTTTATGACTTTAACATTTTTAGTACCAATATCTTCTAATATAACATTCTTGGGTAAATCCGAAGACATCACTATTGTAAAATTTGAATCATCGATAACTTCTTTTACAATAAACTCTCCATGATCACGGAAAATAACCTTGAAATTTTCTCTGATGGATTTACATGGAGTATTCATTTTTATTAAACGACCATTCGTTTCACAAGGAATCGGTGGAGTTATTTTTTCAATGATTTCATGTTTCCGTAGTAAAGACTTGTCATACATTTTATCATTTGTTGATATAAATTCGAAGTCGTACTCTCCCACTTCAATATCACGGATTTTATCCATTTATATCTAAATATATTTTAATAATCAAATTGTTTGACAAGGCTATTCCCTAAATGAATACTACTTAACACACCGTTAGTTGCGTCAGGAGTTATATATTCGATAAACAGATTGTATAGAGCTGGATCGGTAGAACTACCCCCACCAGAGTTGATGTCAGCGGATGGTTTTATTATAATTGTAGAAGCACCCAAAATTGGTGTAGAATTCCATGGATTTGTGCTCGTGTTACCAAAAACTGATACAGATCCTAATTTGAGATCTGGGTTTGTACCACCTAATCTACTCCCACCACCAACTTCGAGAGACATGTTACTAAACTCAGTGGAATCCTCGACCAAGTGTGCAACAATTTTAGCGTAAAAGATGTTGGACGAAAACGTGAGTTTGATTTCGGCTGCAGTTGTTGTTGCTCCATTTGCTATAGTCCCATCAAAACCGTAGAATTTTTTACACACTGAACCCGTGTTAATTACCATACCCTCACTAGAGTAAACCTTGACCGCGTTAACATTGCTAGATGTCGTGATCTCTTCCGTCACGTATACGTTACCTGATACATGGAGATTTGCATGGGGTGTTGTCGTTTCTATACCCACACACTTGACAGAAGTGTCGACATAGAGGGTGTCGGTATCAACAATTAGGTTGTCTGTGAGAGTTGCGGTGGTAGTAGTAAACGCACCAACATTTGCTGTACCGTGGACATCCAACTTGAAAGCTGGTAAGGTAGTCCCAATACCTACACCAGAAGCAGAAACATCAACGACGAGTGTATCTGTATCAACAATTAGATCACCTGTGAGAGTTGCGGTTGTAGTCGTAAACGCGCCAGTATTTGCTGTACCGTGGACATCCAATTTGAAAGCTGGTAAGGTAGTCCCAATACCTACACTTGAAGCGGAAACATCTACAACGAGTGTATCCGTATTTACGGTTAGATCATCTGTAAGCGTTGCAGTGGTAGCAGTAAATGTACCAACGTTTGCTGTACCATGGACATCCAGGTTGAAAGCTGGTAAGGTAGTCCCGATACCTACACTTGATGCTGAGACATCTACAACGAGTGTATCCGTATTTACGGTTAGATCATCTGTAAGCGTTGCGGTGGTAGCAGTAAATGTACCAACGTTTGCTGTACCATGGACATCCAGGTTGAAAGCGGGTGTCGTAGTCCTAATACCTACACTTGAAGCGGAAACATCAACAAAGAGTGTATCTGTATCAACAATTAGGTCACCTGTGAGAGTCATGGTCGTAGTAGTGAACGCACCAACATTTGCTGTACCATGAACATCCAGATTGAAAGCTGGTGACGTAGTCCCAATACCTACACCAGAAGCAGAAACATCTACAAATAACTTATTACTACCCACAGACAGATCACCTGTGAGAGTCGCGGTTGTAGTAGTAAACGCACCAGTATTCGATGCACCATGTACATCCAGGTTGAAAGCGGGTGTTACTGTCCCTATACCCACGTTAGAAGTAGAAACATCAACAAATAGCTTATTGCCACCCACTGTTAGATCATTAGTGGATGTTAATGTACCATCAAACTGTCCAGTTGTTGCGGTGAAAGCACCACTTGAAAGTGTACCACTAAATGTACCAGTTGTAGCAGTCAGTGTACCAACATTCGCTGTACCATGAACATCTAAACTGTAACCAGGTGTTGCTGTCCCTATACCCACATTAGAAGTAGAAACGTCTACAACTAGATCATTTCCACCCACAGTTAGATCACCACTAAAATCGGCAGTAGCGGCAGTCAACGTTCCAGTGAGTGTAGGACTGTGAGATAATACGACTTTTGTAGATCCCGTACTATCTGTAACACCGGTACCACCATCAGCAACTACGAGGGTTCCGGTTATAGCTGAAGCACCAAGATCGACGGCAACATTGGAGCTTTCAATGACGAGACCACCATTCGCTTTCAGATGGACCGCAACACTCGGAGTGGAACTTTCACCGGATCCACTGGTCACAGTGATACCATCACCACCGGACATGGATTGAACGTAGTCTCCGGATGTAGCTGTTCCTAATGCAAGATCTCCTGTTACACTCGAGACCTGTACGTTAGATATAAGACCACCATCCCCAGTGAACAAACCTGTCGTTGCTGTAATACCCCCAGATGCACTTGTAATTCCGGTAGAAGAGTTAATGTTACCAACAACATCCAGATTTGCGGTAGGAGTCTTTCCTATACCCACTTTTTTGTTACTGGCATCGACTAGTATAGCGTCTGTGTTAACTGTGAGATTTCCTGTGGTATTAACTACACCATTTATTTGGGCACTTGTGAATGTTCCCGCTACACCAGAGACGTCACCAGTGAAAGTTCCAGTGGTTCCTGAGATTGGACCACCAGTGTAACTGGTTCCAATAACATTACTCGTGAAAGAGCCAGTGGTCCCCGAAACATCGCCAGTGAAAGTTCCAGTGGTTCCCGAGATTGGACCACCAGTGTAACTGGTTCCAATAACATTACTCGTGAAAGAGCCAGTGGTCCCCGAAACTGGACCAGTGAATGCACCAGATAGGGCTGTAAGCGTTCCAACATTCGAAGTACCATGTACATCTAATTTAAACTCAGGTGTATTAGTTCCTATTCCAACGTTAGAGGTGGTGGGATCCACGTAAAAGGAATTTGTTTTAATGGTAACAGAATCTGCTACAAGATGGTCAAAAGTACCAGTTTCTGTAACAGTAATATTATTTTGAACTTGTAAATTTCCTAGAACGTCAAGTAAAAATACATTACTATCATGTAAAATATGAGTATCACTTGCGACATTTTGTGTGTATCCCATTGAGAATCGATCTTCATCCCCATGATGAATGAGTCCTACATTATGTCCCGTATTTTCAATTATCAAACCTCCATCAGAAATATTACTTGGATTATTATTAGAAATTCCTATAATTTTATCTTTGATGTTTAAACTTTGTGATTCTATAACGTACGAGTTACCACTAAATGTTATATCCCCCACAACTTCCAGATTTGAATTGATTACTGTAGATCCATTATTAAGTCTGATTTTAGAATCTTCTAGCATCTTATTCGATCCAACAATAGGGATAAAATCCTGAGTGAGTGATCCAATCGATATGGTATTCGAAAATTCCGCATTAGACAAGGCAAACAAAGATGTGGATGGGTTATGAAATTCGACGGTGTGTGGCGTTGTGTTGCCGAAACCGGTAACAAGGCGGAGTGGTGGTTCTACAGCTGTAGAGGCACTTGATCCAGATTCAGTTATTTCTCCAGTTGATTTATCGTACATTAAAAGTACAATTTCAGGATTTGAAAAGTCTTCTCTAAAACGAATAGGGGACAGGTATACGGCACCAGCTCGAGTAGCTTGTAATTCTGTATCACTCGCGTTAAAAACAATGGTATTCTCTGCCTGATCCTCTAGAGCGTTTTTACCAAATCTAATTTTAGTGGATCTCTCCACCGTCGGCAAATTCTTGACCATTTAATATAGTCTGGTATTTTAATTCGCGTAAAGAAGGCCTGCCATACCATTCTCTATGCGGAGGATGTTATAGTTAACTGCGTATATGGGGTGTGTAATAAGCATCTTTTCACTCATAATTTTAGCTGATGCGAGACGACTAAAGTTGAGAGTTCCAGTGGGCTGGAGGGAACTCGTCGAAAGGCAGAAGCAATACAAAAAGAAATCTGGTGATGTCACAAAATTTGTGTGATAGTAATTCGTGACATCGATATAATGTGGTTTACCCCACCTATAATTACCAACATCGAGACCATTAATATTCAATTTTACTTTGTTTGTGGGGGAAGTGAGTGCACCATCTGTTGTCGTATCCGAGGACGCGATATACTTCACGGGATGATTAAACGTGAGATCTTGAATAAGACTTCCAGAAGCCATATTTTTTTGAACTTGTGTGATGAGAAGATCATGCTTTCTTGAGGCAATGTTTCCACGTTCTTCATTATCGAGATAGAAGTAATTTGCGAAACACTCTACATTGTACTGAGATGCCGCAGTTGCCCAATGAATACGAATTTCGACGTTGTGATAGTTCAATGCGACGAGTGGAAGTGCACATTGTGGTCCTTCACAGAAGAAGAAGCGGAGAGGGTAAAAATAAGATCGAGCGCTTACACCTGGGTGTGTACCATTCGCACTCTTTGATACATTTTGAGCGAACGTATCGATAGCGATTTTCTCGGTGAAAATGGCGTCTTGGCTATCTATGAGACAACCACCTATATAGAGTTCCACTTTATCGATAATTGTATCCCAACGTTGAATATCGAGGGCTTGGGTGGTATCATCAAGTGTGAAATACACATAGCTGAGAAGATCTCCAGAACGTTCGAATTGAATACTGGACATAGAATTGTTTTTCACTTCTCCATGGATGGTTTGTTTTTCAATGGACTGTGAAAAATTAGCATGTCTTTTGAATGTTGAACTAAAGAAAGATATTTCGGGATCACCCATGATATATTCATCCTGGGCACCGATAGCGATCAATTGAACAATACCAGCAGACATGGTATACTACTTTAACGAGAGAAAATTACAAATTGGGTTTTCTACACACGAATCGAATAATTAAAAAATTATTTTTCACAGGACTAGATGGTGTAATAGGTACACCATTTTGGTTTCTAATATTTATAGTAAATCGATCAATGCTACGGATAGGATTTACATATTGGGTCACAATGGGATAATTATCTTTAAAATTGAATGATGTAGTGCCTTCACCTACGATACTCGCAAACGAACTTCTTAGCATACTCATCGAACTTTGACCATCATATACGTTTGAAGCTCTATCATTGAAAATTGTATCGAGTTCATTGATGGAAATATAACAGTGTTTCGTAGCAGCTGTCGTATTAATATTAGTGGCTAACAGTCTAGCCTGAACAACATTTTTTAGTGGATCTTGGAGATGACACGTGAATGTATTTGCACTGCCCTGTCCAATGGAATCGATAGTTATTGTGTGATACTCATAATTGATATCTGGAATAGTCTCAGACGGATAAGTGATGAGTGCCATTTCTATTAACTTAGATTAAAGATCCACCAATTCCACCTATAATTTCATATGCAGCAAATTTAGCCACGTGTTTTTGGGCGCCACAGATTCCACCAGGGGTGAGACCCTTGGTATACGCACTACCTTTCTTTCGACCAGGGGTACACTCAATCTTATTTTCAAGTTTGGACATAGGTTTGTCTGTCACTACATTGATATCAATAGGCCTGGGCTGGTACATACTGGTATTTCGGGTTGCTGACAAAATGAAAATAATCAACACGAGCGAACCGATCGACATGAGAGCGTTACGATTGACTTTGTTAAGGTTTAACATTTAGTATAGGTTTAGATTTTTTTAAAGTGCGTTAAAGATATTTTTTTAGTTTCCATATAGAGAGTAGATGGACGAAGAAATCGTACTCGATAGAGGAACCACGAATGTAATGAAATTAGACGCCGACGAACAGGCTCTCATGGATGAAATTCATATTTCGGTACCACGACACAAACCAGTTCCCCGACCAAGTCAGCCCATGCGACAGTCGGCACCTCAGCAACACCAAGAAGCGATGGATGCATTTGTGAATCCCAACAAACAGTCCGCCCCCGCACAACCCCAGCAAGATGAAGAAATTGATTATGGTGAGGATGAGCCTATGTTTTATGATGATGACCAGATGGGACCAGGGATGGGTTCCCAGGAAGAACAGCCTTCTAAAGGATACACCTCAATTGATGAAGAGAAGGCAGACCTCATAAACAAATTGGGGCGTCTAGAGAAGAAAGGGTTCGCTGTGAACAAAAGACTCAACGCATACTCTAATGTTGACGAACTTCGTTCCGAGGTGAAGCGAATCACCTACAGTATCGATGTGGAACAGTCAGTTCGTTTCTCTCGGAGAATGCTTGTGGCGTGTGTGACTGGTCTCGAGTTTTTGAATAAGCGATATAATCCATTCGAGATCCAATTGGAAGGCTGGTCTGAGTCCGTGATGGAGAATGTTGATGACTATGATGGGGTTTTTGAGGAACTCTATGTGAAGTACCGATCCAAGGTCAACGTGGCTCCCGAGGTCAAGATGATCATGATGTTGGGTGGTTCGGCGATGATGTTTCACCTCACGAACAGTATGTTCAAGTCTGTGATGCCCAATATGAATGATGTGATGAAGCAGAATCCCGACCTCGTCAAAAATATGATGGCTGCGGTACAGAGTACAACTAGGGCCCCTGGGGGTCCGGCAACAGAGGCCCCCGTTGGTGGTACCGGTGGTCAGTATGAGATGCAAGGACCTGGGGTGGATATTTCGAGTCTCATGGGTGGTATAATGATGCCCCCCCCTCCACCAATGAACACAACTATGACTCAGATTGACGACGACCTCTCTGATATCATGTCGATATCGGGTGATTCCACTGGTGGTGACGTTAAGGAAGTTAACGTCGATGCAGGTAAGACCAAGCGTACCAGGCGAAAGAAGAAGACAGAAATTAATCTCTAATTAGTATATAAATGATAGCGTATTGCCCGCTAGAGGATATGGTTCCTCCGGTCAGGCCAAAGACGGAGGAGGCACCCATCATGAGAAATGTGAAGCCTGAGATTGGTCTCGAAGAGACTGAATTAAATTACGTCATCATGGCGTTCATTGCCGGCGTGATGATACTCGCCGTCTCTGATTCCATCAGGGCGTAAATGTAAACGTTAATTCTACCATGGGTCTAAAACACCTGTGGTAAATTTAATTTCCGAATAGTATTCCTGCTAAACCATCCTTTATCCGTAACACATTGTAGTTAACAGCATATATATGCAATGGGTCACCAGATCTAGATGCCGCTACGGATGCACCACGTATCATGAGTTTTGCATTATCGAGGCGACTAAAATTGCAGGAGCCGGATGGATGATATTGTGATGCATTCATGCAAAAGTGATACGCGTAGTACCTCGTATAGACTGGTATGTTATTCGTATTGTCGAATTCAGATGTACCAAATTTGGATTTATAGTAATTCTGGATCGTATGAAAATACATTGGTTTCATATTTTCGAGTAAAGGTGTACCATTTAAATGTATATCTAAACCAGAAAATGTAAAAAAATCGGTCGTATATGTATTCGTTTTCGATTCAAATCCAAAGAATAAAGATTTTACCGGATGATTAAAATGACTTATATCGACAGAGTTGTAACCATCACTCGTATTGAGTGGGTGCTCTAGGCGCTGAACCTGTGTGATAACCAAATCCATCTGACGTTTCACGATATTTTCCCTTTCTTCTTTATCGAGGAATATATAGTTTCCATACACTTCAATCTTCTTTTCATCTTCAGTAAGTTCAAGTTCAGGAAACCTCGTTTGATCATATTTAATTTTTATTTCAACCTGATGACTCTGAAGTGCGACAAGGGGTAAGAATGCTTTATGATTACAGAAAAAAAACTGAAGTGGTAAGAACCCCGAATTTACAGAACTCATTTTCGTATTCAACTCTTTCGATTTGGTATATGTATCAGCTAAATAGTTTGGCCATATATCAGAATAATAATCAAAATGTTGTGAGTCCACCTTTTGACCCCCAATGTATAAATCAATTGTGGAATTGACAAACATATCCATCAATTTATTGGAACCCTGAACCCATACCGCGTTTATAATATCACCAAGAATGGGTATAGTTATTGTTTCATCCTCAGCGTATATCGTTTTGATAAGCTTGGGTGACTGAGAAAAGTTTGTGTGACGAGTAAATTTCATTCGAAAGAAAGATTGTCCTTCATCACTTATGAGGTACATATCCTGTATTCCCTTAGAGACGAGTTGTATTAATGCACCAGACATTTAATAGAAGATCAGATTATAAAAATAGACACTTTCCCTGAGGGAAGTCACTCTTATTCTCTTCCACAGACTTTCCCTGTATCCTGAAACCACCTTGACGGTACACCTTCATTCGTTTGTAATACATCGCTGTAAAGATCGACCATGGATCATGTACATCGTAGATGTGAGGCTCATTCTTCTTCCCTTTGGTTTCTCTCATGATTCTTCCAATACTTTGTGTGATATCTGATTTCGGACTCGCCAGGATGACTGTATCGAGTGTTGGAATGTCTAGACCTTCGTGCGCTTGACTGAACGTTGCGAAAATGATCTTCTTCTTTGAAGACTCCTGGAGGGCAGCCTCTTTCATACCCCCCATGTACAGTCCAGATGTTTTAGGGAAACACTGGTGAAGGAATTCACAATGAAAGCGACGGTCGCTGAGAACCAATAATTGTCTCGTACCAGAGGAGGCTTTCTTCACCAGTTCCACTAACATCATATTTCTAGACCTGTCCTCAACAAGTTGGGTAATCATATTAGGCATAGAAATCTTACCATTTCGCATAGATGGTGGGGGGTTTCTATAATTTGGGGATTCAAATGTAACCTGGAAAACTTCAACCTGTTCCTGATTTTTTCGTTCAACTGCAAAAAAGGTGGGACCCATAAACCAATGAAGTACTTTTGTAAGACCATCCTTCCTTTCTGGAGTTGCTGAAAGTCCAAATATATGTTTGGGGCACATCTTGAAGAGACTTTGACTGAATACTTTAGCACAAATATGATGCGCCTCATCCACTATGAGTGTACCAACGGTATCGAAATCAGAGAAGTTATATTCCTTAAGAGAAAGGGACTGAAGCATCGCGATGACAAAGTCACAATTCACTTCCTTCTTATTCTGTTGGACAACACCTATAGTGGCTCCGGGACAAAACTGTTGAATACGTTCCCGCCACTGATCTGCTAAGAATTGTTTATGAACGACGATCATGGTTCGGTACCCAAGTTTACATGCTATAGCCAAGGATACCGTCGTCTTGCCGTACCCGCATGGTAAAGAAAGGACACCATGACCTGCTTGAATTGCTGCTGCGAGTGCTTCATTCTGATGTGTTGCGTCTCTGAGCTGTCCAACGAAAGTGGCTTTGATACGGACAGGTTCGGGTCGTTTGTCTTCTTGTGGTTCCCCAAGTTTAGTAGTTCCGTAGAATCTTGGGACGCACACTCCATTCTTAGTTGGTCTGAAAACTTTGAAAGGTGGTGGAGGAAATCCATAGTCGCCATTGACTACCGGTCTTACCGTAAGTTCTTTTTTAATTTCCTGGATTGGACCCTCACTTACCAGGTATCCAGTTCTAGTAAGAACGTTCATGGTTTACTTATTTAAAGGGGATAAACTTTAAATGAATATAAGATGCCTACAGTAGACGTTGAAGAGAACATTAAGAAGATTCGTATGAATATCGAACAATTGACCCAAGAAGTATTTAGGCTTCAGGGTATGCTCCAAACCTTTGAAGGATTCAAGAAAGGTGGTCTTACTACCATCGAACTCCCTGTTGATCCCAATCAGGCTGAAGAACTTGAGAGTGTCCAAGAGAATCCCGAATAATTTCCAACGTTCCAAATACCCTTGAAGTCTATAACAACTTCAATTTCATCACCCTTTATAAGAGACTGTATAGGTCGTCCACGGACTTCACACATCACTCTCCTATATCGGAATGGAACTTTTATCGTAAGGACACGACCAATAAGGGGGTCATCCACATTTTGATTCGTGAGGAGATGGTTCTTAGAAATATGCATCCGTTCGATGATGTCCGAAACTTTTTGGGGAATGATCAAGCGTATATATTTTTTGTTATTAAAGTCATACATCGGTTCGTGTACTTTGGCTACAAACTTCATTGATTCCTGTTACGGTACATAAGAATTAAAACTATAAGTAACACGAGTGCAAATGTGATAACTTGTGAAATGACTAAAGGTTGAAGAGGCTCTCTCGTACCAAAATGTGCATGACTTAAGGCCCTAGAAACTTCAATAGCCGCCTCAATACTGGAATATGGTGTATTCCTAGGTGACATCATACCACACATCGCAACCTTGGTGCATTTCCCGAAGAATGGGAGCTGTCCATGTAGACTGAGTACACCCGAAGACTGACTGAATTCCCATTTATCACCTTTCCATTCAGCACCCCACCCAATGCGTATCACTTTGGGATCAGGGAGCTTGAGTTGTTTAAGGACCTCTACCTTGAGAGTGTCCGGGTCAGTCTTAAGGATTTCTTCCGTTAGATCACATATAACACATGAGATAGTCTTACCATCCGCAAGAACCACTGGTTGAAGGTTCCACTCAGTTTTCGCAGCAATTTCTAGATCATCAGAAAGAGTCATGGGATCATCATAATCTAGGAGAATATTGATGGCACCGTATGTACTTTCTCTCACCTTTTTATCTGCATCTGAACCCCAATTGTTTCCAAGCACCTTAAGAGCAGGACTATTATCGAGACATAGAAATAATATATCATCAGTGAGTTCCACTCCATCCGAAAATGTAGCTACAAAAGCATCCTCTTCGTATTTTATATCGACGAGTTCCGTGTTAAATATGAAATTCGCACCAGCATCTATGAGCGCCTGTTCCATTTTATCACACATCACTTTACCAGAAACTGACTGTGTATGAGGTTTAGACATTGCGACATGATCGAAACTCTTTACAAATTCATAGGCGGACATTACATCCCAAGTTACACCATCCATTATGAGTGGGAGATGTTCAACAAATGTTTGACCTTTCTGAGAGAGGTTTCCCATTGCCTCTTTTAAGGATATACCCTTATATTTCGTGGGTTGAGTGAGTACTCGTGCCGCGAGAGACATGAGGGCTCCGTAATCTGTTACCCGGAGGGATTCAAATAAGAAAGAATATATATTCTTATCAACAGGTTCAAATATATCATTCCATTGGATACCCATTTCATTAAAGAGTGAGTGTGTATTCACAAACGCACGATCGAATACGATTCGGTGTGCATGAAGATCTCGAGTATTCTCATCGGGTTCCCACCAAGAACCACCCGCTGAAAGTTTTTTATCATACACTGTGACTTCATGATCACCTGATTTTAGTAGTTCCCATGCGAGGGACATGCCTGTTGGTCCGGCTCCAACTATATGAATCTTCATTCTACTTTTAGAGGATATATTAAATAAGTCCAGACTTTTTACGCTCTTCTGGTGTTTTGAGAGCGTATATAACAGATACGAATATTAACGTCGAGAGGAGAGCGTATTCAATATCTTGGGTAGCACTGAAGGCTATGAGCATGAGAGACATAAACCGAAACACTTGATTATCGAACAGAACTTTCAGTCTCTCTGGGATCTGAATAGCGTTACCCGAAAAAAGACCCTGATACAAGATGATTAATGAGAAAACAATGGGTTGCGTTTTGATTAACATTTCAGCGGGTCCCGTAACGAATTTGAACGCATTCGCGATTTTAGTCATTTATATATATTAAGAAAATAAAAATTTTTATTATGAAGGGATATTTAATTTTAAGCGTTTCAACTTGTCCAGAAACTCGCGACGTTCTCCGGGTGATTGAATCTCTGTACCATTCGCGATCGCTTCAATCTCTGGCCCCGTGAGTTGTAAGGCATTGACCCTAAAGTCCATGAATGCCTCCATCGTGATTGGGACTAGGGGCTTCACGAGATTGAATATGGCTGTCGCGTACTCTCTAATTTCCTGTTGGGCATGGGCATCCATGCGGAGGTGAAGGTAGTGAAGAAGGTTATGAAGGTTAATTTTCCAGTAAAATTCTGTATAAGTGGATTGTGGAAGGGTTCCCCGAGCCTGTTCTCGGCAACATCCATTCTCCAAGAGCTCCTCATACACATCAAATGATTGACTCAATTGTTGGGACACTTTATCGTCAAGATTGTCCTTGAGTTCGATAGTACCCTCCGAACCCTGATGATTCACTTCGGACTGACCACGGTATGTATCAGGTTCGTAGTACTCTTTAGGTACTACCGAGTACCGAGCGGATAATTCATTCACACTTGCGGTGCGATGTCGAAGGTGCTGTCGGGCAATGTAGAGGGGCATTTTGATGTGAAATTTGAAGTCGACCATTTCAAAAGGGGTTGTGTGCCAATGGCGTAGGAGGTAACGAATGAGACCACGGTCTCCACGAGAGGTTTTGGTACCGTCACCATAGGAAACTCTGGCTGACTGGACGATCGATGAGTCCAATTCTTTTTGAGGCATGTGATCCACAAGACGAACGAAACCATGATCAAGGACTTTTTCCATTATACATATGTAACCGGTTTAATCTTTAATAATCACAAGCATCATCCATCGGAACTTCTCCACAGAAATCATACAGCTTATTTAACTTTTCTTGTGCATCATCCATGGCATCGATGGCTTCATCCACAAGTTCCAAGAATGTATCCAATTCATCTAGGGCCACACGGTGGGTATTTCTCAGGGGTTTCTTTGAGTGAAAAGCGGATTTGAGACGCTTATTACCCTTAATCAGCTGGTCAATGTTCGGCCTCTTCACAGCACACATACGGATAGTGAGACTCATTGTTTATTTTAATTCTTTGATCAATTCACTTAGGTCTCTGTAATACCTTTTCAGGTCTTTCATAAATCTTTTATTATTTTCAATAACTTCACATTCAACTTTATTCAAATAAATCCAAGCTAAGTTTGATTTGGAATACTTTGTTCTCTTTTGATTTTCATTTGGACGACGAGCTACTAATTTTGTAACTTTCTTCTTTCTGGATTTTGATATGACTTCAGTCCTATTTACAAAGGAAAGTGCCTGCATCACCGTGTCCGCGAGGTCATCCTTTTTCTTAGACTTTACGAAGGTGTCTACCCAATGTGCATTCGTCGGTCCTGTACGGATAAAGGCTTCACATCTCTCTATGGATGCCTTCTTCCTCTTATTATATTGTACCTTCCCCGGACCAGCGATGTCTGGAATCTTATTAGAGGCGTGATAAATGATTGTCTCAGCTTTTGGACATTTAATGATAAAGTAGGAATGTAAAAAGTGCATGACGGAGACCATTTTCTTATTAAAAGAGGGTTGTTCCTCGATGAGAATGGTCTTGGCTGTGAGAACCCACGGTCTCGCATCTAGGTGATCCCTTAAAGATATGTACACACCATCTGCATGTTGGGGTGGGATACCATCGACATCCCATTCCCGCACGAGGTTACCTGCATCCTCATCGATAAGGCACAGCGCTAAATTCTTTATACCAACATCGATCGATAGAATAGTCATTGGTATAAAGGATGTAAAAGTCTTTAAGTTTAATTTATTTCTTCATCACCATCGACATCACTATTAAGATGACGACGGCTAACGAAGACGCGCTCGAAGCACCACTTATTAGTTTGATATCAAAGCCATCGGGTAGAAGTCTCTCGAGCCATTTAAAAGGATTTAATGGACTATCGGGGTTAAAAGGATTTAATGGACTATCGGGGTTCAAAGGATTTAATGGACTATCAGCGAATGGGAGATCCACTTTAGACAATTCACCACATTTTGGATCACAATATTCCTCACATTTTTCATTCGGTTTCACACAATAGGGTTGACTAGGGACTGGGGTGATTTGATATTCTGTAAGGCTTGTTGCATTACTGTATAAGAGTTCAGAGGATGAGATAACCTCTTGTTCATAAGCATCCCAATTATGTGGGAGGCACCCAGCCATACAATTCTTATATTCTTCCTCGGCGTCTTCGAACTTATCATCAATCCATGCAAGTAGAGCAAGTCCACCAATAACCAGTGTACCATTTCCAATTGCAGTCCAGAACTCCTTTGAACCAGATTTAACGGTTTTACCGCCGGTTGTAGCGAACTCATCAATTTTTTTTGCCGCTGCAGCTGCATCGTCAGTCAAACCAAGTCTAAGTTTCGTCGCAGCATCTGCCTTTTTTAAAAAAGCTGCCTTTCCTGTGAGGGTGAGGTCATCGATAATTCTTATTAAATCGGCGTCAGCCATATTCTTAAAAGCACCTCTATATAATCCTGGTTGAGACATAATCAGTTTGGTATAGTTTTCTGGCCCCACATCTGTGATTAGTTTCTTAAAATCAAAACCCCCAAACCTCTTGGTCGGTGCATATATGGTAAACATGTTCGCAGCAGAGGTTAATTTCGCTGATGATTTAAACATGTTAGAAGAAGGAGCTCTAGGTGGCATGTTCTACTTTACTAAGTATTTAGATTTTAATTTTAGAAGAGCTTTGTGAACTGGTGTATTTTCCAATATGTATTCATATTCATAAACATCCTTGGCGACATATTGATCATCAATTTCATCTGTGATAAATCCAAAGTCACCCCCGTTCAAACCATATGTAGACATTGCGATTTCATTCCATTTCCATGTATAGACATCAAGTCCTGATATAGGTGATTTGAGTTTTGTCTTTTTCACGTCCTTTTTGAGCCTTCTATCTGAATACGCGAACGTTGAGTTGTTGCCACCACCCCAACTACCTGCATTACCTCCAGATGTATCGGCTCCCGTCGCACCAACTATCCAATTTATTGGACTAATACCACCATTTACAAATGGTGAGTTTTCACCCCCAAAAATGGCCATTGTACATTCAGCAAAACCATTAGTACATTCATTTCCTACATTTACACCATAATCTGTTGCAAGTTCTACAGTAGATTCAACTGTATCTCCTACAGTATACGGTTTATTGACTTTACCATTCCAACATGTGAAACCCTTAGTAGAACCATCCTGTGGAAGTTCATCATATGGAAAGTCTTCACCATCACCTGGGTCACATTTTATTCTAAAACTCCCACCTTCAGGTACAAAGAATGTATGATCTTCTCCAACTTTAACCTGACCTTGAACTCCGAGTAATGGATGTGGATATATATCACCATCTGGACCCTTGGCGGTCCATGTCATAAAATTACCACCATTATGTCTAGCTTGGAAAAACTTACATGTATTACCTGTTCTACAGAATTTCGTTTTACCAGCCATTTTCTCCTCGATATTCTGAACAAATCCAGTTGCGGCTTCAGTGAAACCTAAAGGGTCTACAATGGTCAGGGCTAGTGCTCCAGCTTTCCCGTGTTTATCCTCTCGGTCATTATATAAAGTGTCTAAATCCTTTATTATTTCACCTGGATCCGCATAATATCGCTTAGCATCTCTCACAACAGTAGTTCCTAAGAAATCTTCAGCTGTTTTTTGAGCATCAGACAATTCACATTCTGTATAGGGTGTTCCATCTTTCCACGTCTTTGTTTTATAATCAATTACGTATCGATCGCAATAATCACGTGTATAATTACACACACCAGTTTTAAAATTGAAAGTTACACCGTGATCTAAAGGAGAAATTGGATCTTTGTATTGCGCAGATGTTCTCGTTCTTTCGCACATACTAACCATTGGTCCAAATGGATATGCGAGTGTGACTTTCATTGGTAATGTCTTTGTGATTAGGTTGGGTGAATCTATACTCCCCGGGTTAAGTGAATTTGGTATCAAATACGTATCTGTATAAGCTGCAGTGAGAGGAGGTGACCAGTCTTCCGTAGGTGCTCTGACTGGAAGGAATGGGTCGAGATATTGAAACCAAGCTTCTTTATTTTCATTGTTCCATCTTTCTGCTGCACTTTCACTGATACCAATCCCAAAACTGTTTACCGTAGACATAGAGGGTATTAAAATAACATCATTCTTATTTTCTAGGGGTAATGCAGCTTGTAAACCATCGAATATATATTTATCTAGGTATACCGCATCATCTTCACGTATCAAGGTTATAAAATCTCCGAATATTCTGTCACCTTCCGCTTCCATTTCAGGGGTTGGTTCGAGATCATTGTCCATATACTCAAACTCTAAGTCAAAAGCGTCTTGTATACCATCGACCGTTGCCAGGAGATCACCATATTGGTACATCATTATTTCAAGAACTTCTTTTACAACTGAAAGAGAAACATCTGGAAATAGTATAGAGAATGGAAAAATTATAGGATAATCTTCACCAGTTGTTACCATTGCTTCGTGAAGTTTATAGATGAATAAATCTCTAGCTTTCATGATTTCGCTATTGTCGATATAACTTTCGTAATTTCTAAGATCAGCCATTTCTAACATCATACTGATACTTTCAAAAATCAGTAGTGCCCACCCAACTGGTCCAGATCCTAATTTAATCAAAACTTTTGAAACGAATGCAGCTAACCTTAATGCTAATTTTTGAGCAAGACGCCTACCAAGTTTAACCGACAATTTTGCAAGTGCTTTACTACTATAAGCTGCAAGTGCTTTACCAAATCTCGGTAAAACTGATGTTATTATATATTCAGTTAGAAAAAGGACACCAATCTCAGTAACAATTTCACGTATCATATCATTTGTCTGTTCTTGGGAACTTTTACTTTCATCTCTCAATTGACAACAGCCATTTATAAGATCATAAAAGTCTTGATTACATTCACCATTATCTGGTGTAACGTAACATGCTAACGGACTTTCATTCTGTTGTTCTTCTATCTCAGTATCTAGATCTTCTTGTGTAATACCCACGTCATCTGCAGATTGATATATTTTCGTTTTCAAATCCAAGAATAAGGACGCACGTTCTTCTTCACGTTTTTTTACTACATCATTTTTAGGTTTCTTCAACAATAATACAACTATAATGACTATAACTAATAATAGAAGTAGCATCCCGAATAGTAAAAGGGCAACCATCTTATAGTATTTAAAGAAAAAAAAGTTAAGCAAAACATGTGGTGTTGGTGGTGTTGTCATGATTTTGATACAACACCTTTAAGTATGCCTTATAAACACGATGATAGGCGGAATAAATTTCACACTGCTGGACATTTCTGTTCCTGGAGTTGTATGAAATCATATGCGATAGAAAAATATGGTCTGAGTAGAGGTGGCCTAATATGTGGGAATATTGTGATGATGCGTAAAAAAATGTATAACCAAATAGGACCTGTAAAAATTGCACCAAATCGATACAATTTGAAAGTTTTTGGTGGTGATCTTACAATTGAAGCATTCCGTGCAAATAATACAGTTGATATAGAACTACCTAAAAGTGTGGAGGTAGTACCAATAATCGACAACGTGATACCCTTTGTTTCAAACACAAAAAAGATGGATGAAATAAAGAATGCTGCTACAAATAACAATGCACTAAAACTAAAGCGAGTAAAACCACTCAAAAGAAGTCACAATAACCTAGAATCTGCATTGGGTCTAATCATTACACCCAAATCCTAGATTCCTTCTCTGTTTAGCTGTTGGTAAAGAGGGTGGTAGATATTCAGATTTTTTACTGTGTATCCATTGTACACCATCATGTGCTGCCCAACATATATTTAGCCTCTCCATAGCTTTCCTACATAGGACACATGGTAATGATACTGCATCACCGTGTATGGTTTTGCGTTCGATCACCATTTCACCATGTTTCCTATGTAACCATTCTGTAAATTGATGGGGTTTATACCCCTTTTTAAGACACTCTCGATAGAGACGTCTAATAAGCTGCCTCTCTGCACACATATGATTATTGCTGATGATGGTCGGTCCCTTGGACATGTAACTCGTCACCTGACAATATTTCATGGGTGACAGTTTAAGCACATTTGACCATCGTATACAAAATCACATCTTATACATTCACTTAGGACTTGGATTTTCCGTTTTGGGGTAAGTCCCTTGGCGAATTTTTCGAGTTCTTTCACTGTATAGATTCCATACCGAATCATAACCTCTAGCGATGGGAATCGCATTCTATTTTATTTATGAGGTAAAACCTTAAGCGAGACAAGGGAGGCACATTTTCTTAGCCTTGAGCATCACAGCGAAACTATCAACCATTGGGGGTACTAGGGATTTGAGAACAATTTCAAACTCAGAGTCCTTCTCACCTTCATCGATTTGTTCAATCAGGTGGAACAGCACCCCGATGACCAACTTCTTCTTCTGGGGACCTGGGAGTTTCTTAAACTTTTGAGACTCCATCATGAGACGACCCAAGATAGGGGGCACATCTTCCTTTGTGAGACCATCATCGATGTATTCCATCTTGAGTTCTTCGACTGTCTTGATAAGACTTTGTGCATCAATTTTCCCGGCAAATTTTTGTAATATGAGATCCATTTTATTATATATATATATAATAAAATGAATGATATCATTTCAAGTGCCGCGATGGGACTCGGTTTCGTACAATTGTACGGACAGGTGCGTTCGGTGGAGGATATTGATATAAATATGAAAAATACGATTCTTTTAGGTATTTTGACAAGTTGTCTATGGCTCGCATATCAGTATAGAAAATATGGATTCAATGCAACGACACTTTACACGTCATCAGGATTGATTGTACAATTGTATATCCTCAACAAGATATTACTCAAGGAGAAAGATCCAAAGTAGTTGCACCCATTAATGATATATTTGGGTTGAGTGCCATGTAACTTAAAAATTCAATCATTTTAACTTTTTCTTCCATCGAAAATGTCCCTGCCCTACGCATCACGTAGGCCAAGAACATGAAGAGTACATATACATTTACGACGATTGGCTTCATACTTATTCTTTTAAAAAATTTATGAGATCCTCCCTCGTTTTTCGTTGTGACCATCCCAAGGCTTTCAATTTTTTAGAGCATATGTAATACCTTTTATCATTGAATGGGCGGTCATCCACGTATGTGATCCATTTATCATAGTCAGTGGTTTCCAATATATTTTCAATGATGAGCTGAGTGAGTTCCATAACCGTGAGTTCATCATCTGATGCAATGTTATATACTTCCCCGGGTGTTCCACTTTTCCATACTATTTCGACGGCATCGACGACATCTTCGACATGCATGAAAGCTCGTTTGTTGTTTACACAGTTCCTACCGTGGAGAGTACACTTTTTACCTTCTTTCAAAAGTCTCTTAAACTTTGGTATGAGTTTTTCGGGATACTGATTTGGTCCATACACGTTGTTACAGCGAATGACTTTGATATTCATTCCAAAGGACTCGATGTACGAACGAACGATCATTTCAGCAGCAGCTTTAGAGGCCGAGTAAGGATTTGTAGGACGAAGAACACCTTCATCTTCTGTAAAAGGGACATCAGTCCTCGATTCACCGTAGACTTCATCTGTACTAAAGTGAATGAATTCAACACTGGGTAAAAATTGACGACACGCTTCTATGAGTACGTGTGTCCCATGGGTATTATCCATTGTGAAGGAGAGGGCATTTTCAAATGAATTATCGACATGACTTTGAGCTGCGAAGTGGAACACTGCATCAAATTTATACATTTTAATAACATTTTCGATGAGTTCGGCGTTCCCTACATTACCCTTTATAAAGGTGGCAACGCCGGGTTCGACGTTTTCAACATTGGAACAGTAATCGAGTTTATCTATATTTACAAAATGTGTATCTGGATATCTCTTCTTCATGATGTTTAGGAAATTTGAGGCGATAAAACCACAACCACCGGTTACCATAACATTGCTGTACATAACTTATATTCGGTATTTTTTTTAAGTAAGTTCCATTCATATGAATTATTTAAAGATGTACTCTATATAGTATATATGAAGATACTTGTTGAGGTATCAAAGGGAGAACTTATCGATAAGATTACTATACTCGAAATAAAGAGTGAAAAGATCACAGACCTTGGAAAATTAAAAAATGTTCACCGTGAACTGGAAATGATAACAAAATTGGAATTTACAACTCCTATAAAAGAAAAGTTGATGGATATCAATCGCCAATTATGGGAAGTTGAAGATGATCTCAGGGTTCTAGAAAAGCTTGGAAAGTTTGACGATGTGTTTATACAGAAAGCGAGAAGTGTCTATAAACTCAATGATGAACGTTCTAGGTTGAAGAAGTGTATTAATATAGATGAAGGTTCTGAACTTATAGAAGAAAAGAGCTATAATTAAAGTAATGATTACGATATTACATCATCTTGGTTTAGGGGACGCTATCATGCTCAATGGTATGGTGAGACATTTTGCAGAAATGGAAGAGGTTTGTATTTTTGTACAAAAACAGCATCTGGTATCTGTAGAATTCATGTATCGGGATATTAAAGATCGTGTAAAAATTAAAACAGTAAACACGACAAATGCTCAAGATATGTGGTCACAAGTTGAAGGTAAAGTTTTACCTTTGGCGACCTATAGAATCCCTGATAATATATGGAAATATATAATGGAAGGTCCTCCAACTGAAATGGTAAACTGGGCGCATAGTGTATACATTCAAGCTGGTATTCCACCTAAATATATGTACTCCAAATTTAAGGTTGTTAGGGATAAACCCAGTGAGATCAAATGTGAATATGATGACTACGTATTCATTCATGATGATATATCACGGGGTCTAAAAATAGAGAGTGACCATCCAAATGTTTTTAGGATTACACCCGAAGTTTTAGAAAAGAATTCAAATATTTTTGAGTATTTGACTGTCATAGAAAATGCTAAAGAGGTGCACTGTATGGATAGTTGTTATGCGTGGATGATAAACATGATGGAAATTGGGAACGCATCTAAGAATTTTTTACATCTTGATGTAAAAGGAAATTATAACACAAATATGGTTAGGACTGTATTTGGGGATGATGTGTGGACGTGTATTACATCGCAATCAATTCTTTAATAATTGTAACAGTTCCATCTTCATCTACTTCCCACCATTTTCCATAGAACACTTTGTGTAAGAAGGGTGGTACAAATGTGAGATCGATAGGAACTTCCCTATATGGTAAAGGTATCAGATGAATATTCAAATCCCCAAACACACCCCCATCATGGCTGATCACGGGCTTCCCGAAGTAAGATCCTTCTAGGTGTAATAGACCCACACCTTCACCGCGAGTACATGTTATACAATAATCACATAGATTGAAAAGAGATGTTAATTTTTCATTGGAAAGTCGATCAGTTATAATCTTAATATTTTTACTTCGGGTCAATCCATCATCCTTATTTGTTTTTACAATGAGAGTGTGTTCCGTACCTTCACATGCCTTTGCGAAGACTCGTGTGAGAGTGGTTACATTTTTTCGAACGTCATTGGTTCCGTTATATAAGAATATAAGACGATTTGGATCTCGTTCCTTTTCAATCACTTTAGGTTTAGAGCGAATGAGTTCAGATGTCCAATAATTCATAGATTCACATGGGATATCATGGCGTTCTACTATTTTCTTAAGATAGTCAAATGGAACGATAACCTTGTCGAAATGTTTCATACATTCAATAATATGAGGGTGTACATCATCTGTCTCGAACATTGTGAATAATTGAACCTTCTTATATTTTTGACGTGCATCCTTAACAAAAGTTTCCCAATGATCGTATGTCTCTATGAGTTCAGAGAGAGTCGCTGTACCAACCTCATCATCATCTTCTATTCCCATATCTTTTTCAAGAAAGAAACGACCATAAATCCTACCGAACATGTTTAAAGATAATTACAAAGATATCTTTAAACATGCACCTATCGTATGCGATCTGTGTATGCACCGAAGCTCGTGAGTTAAATGACCTTCTTGCATTTTTAAAACGTGTGAAGGACCCCGAAGATGAAATTAACATCCTCCTCGACGCTTCAAAGGTAACTGATGAAGTTCGAAATGTCTTGAAAAGGTATACCGGTATCACAATTTCCGAACGCACCTTTTGCGGAAACTTTTCGGATCACAGGAATTACCATGCCTCTCTGTGTACGGGTGATTACATTTTCGTCATTGACGCGGATGAGATGCCTCGAGAGACTCTCATTAAGAATATCAAACGTATCATAACGGATACGAAAGCTGAGTTAGTATACATCCCCCGTATTAACATTTGTCCCGGATATACTCAAAAGTGGCTCGATAAACACTCCTTCAAAGTAAATGAGATGGGTTGGATTAACTGGCCAGACTATCAAGGACGTGTCTATAAAAACAATGGTCTCGTGAAATGGAATAAGGGTTTACATGAGACTATAGGTGGGGCTACTAATATGAAAGCACTTGACGCTACACCAGATATGTCTTTGTGGCACATCAAGAGTGTAGAAAAACAGGAAATGCAAGATATATTTTACAAAACTATTGTTTAAAGAGTGATACATATATATATCAAGATATGAACAAAGAAAGTTATTTTGATCTCGTGATAGAGTCCACACCCGAACCTTCACATACCTCGACAAAGTGGGCTACACATTCTAAATTGGGGATGTTGTTCATCGAGTTTCGTACCATGGATATCATAAAATACAATCTATGGAACATTGCGAATGTGTATGGTGGTGGAGATACAGTGTTAACAATTGTTCACAGTGGTGAGAATAAAGATATGATCATGGAGACCACGAAAGATTGGGAAAATGTGAGATACATCCAGGCTTTTGAAAGTAATAAAGATGTGAATGCATACAGTAAACTATTAGTGAGTTACGAATTTTGGGATAATTTTTCAGAGTTTGAACATATTCTCATAAATCAATGGGACTCGTATATATTCAAGAAAATTCCTGAACATTTTTTCGAATATGATTTTGTTGGTGCACCAACTGGTCATTACTATATTCAACATGATGGACGTATCATCAATATATGTTCTTCTATGTGTAAATGTGATAGATGTGTTGCTGGTGAGCATCCATACAAAGAGAATAATTTTATCACACATCCAAACAAAATATTTATGTTCAATGGTGGGTTCTCTTTGAGAAATGTTTCCACCATGAAAGAAATGTGCAGAGCTAAACCATGGAGAGGTGAAGCCGAGGATTTATATTTCATGATGTCTGCTATATCAAGACCTACACGTGATATAGGACGTTCATTTAGTGTTCAAGACTTCAGGTGTGAAGGTGTACCAGTTGGATGTCATCAGATATGGTTAAGACAGGATGAAGAGTATATACGGGACTTATTTAAAGGGTATAGATGAAAACATATATATAAGTAATGAAAATTTACTATCGCCTCAGTGATAAAGGTAGACGTAATGGAAAACCAATCTTTATCAATACGGAAAACTGCCTACGCAATTTCTGTGAACATTTTGATCCGAGAGATATTACTATAATAGCTGACAACTGTGAGGATGTTACTATAGAAATGATTAAAAAATATATTCATATGGATAATATAATACGAACCGCATTGGGTAACTCCGGTGCATTTTTATTTGCGGCTAAACAAGCACTCAAGGATAACACTGATGATACCATAGTTTATCTCGTTGAGGATGATTATTTACATCTCAAAGATAGTGAACAGTTATTAAATGAGGGATTTGTATATGGTGACTATGTATCACTGTACGATC